AATCCGAAAAGCACATCTCAAAACAATAGAGCCAGTTGGAAAGAATAAACTCTGGCTTATGCACATTAATATTTTCCCACAATTTGATGTTGACCTTCCTATCTTTGGTTTGGATATAGTAGCGAACCCCAAAAAGATCTCAGGTTGCTTTTGTGATTATTCACCTACATCTGAAAGATACCATCCCTTTTTAGATAAGTTTAAACTAGAAACAGCTGGTTTGACTTGGACAAGAGCAAGAGAAATGCCAGACTGGGCTCAGGAAATTTTCAGTCCAAATATTGTAGGTGCTGGTTCAATACGAGAAGGAGAGGAGACAGACCAACTCTGTCAGATGGCCTTTAATCTTGCTTCCTTTTATTGTATGGAGATGGATAACCCAGTTCATCAAAAAGTAGGTGGGTTGAATACAAGAGATGCTCAAAACAAATATTGTCGTAATCAGAAAATGAATAGAATGCTCCATTCATCAATCCTTGCAATGGGGATATCTGAAGAGCGTAAGAACCAATATGTTGAAGATGTACTCTTTGAAGAAGTATAATTTACCTGTATAGGTTTTGTAATAATTATTCCGAACGGGAATATAATGTATTACGCAATTTTAACAAAAAATTAACACAAAATTGAGGTCCTCCGTTATATATAATTGCGTTAGGGAATGATACTTTCCGAAACACAATGTTTCTTTTGGTATCACCTAACACAAAATTTATCCCCAAATCTTACAGGAGAAAAAGCTATGAATAAGCTTGTGGCCGCGCTGTGCGTGCTTTTAGGTATTGGAACCATGTCGGTTCAGGCAGATGAGTTATACTCTTACACTGCAAAATTAAATGAAGAAGGTAAATACTGTGCTCGGATTGAGTACTTAGGTGTCAATAATCTTCCCGTGAAAAGAACTAAGTGTCGCACATTGGAAGAGTGGTATGACCGTGGATATCTGATTACCAAAGTTGGTCAACCCACACCTACATTAGAAAACTTTGAAAATGGTGGCTGGTAGGTCCAAAACAATGATTAACACAATCCGCAATATTTTTGTTGTTGGTTTCTTTGCTGTAGTTTCAATTGCAGGGCTACTCTATCCCATTTTAAACCCCACCCAATATGCTGAATTAATGCGTCATCAGTTCTATATCCCAATGGTACAACACAATGTCCCTATGTGTCTCGTAGCAGAAATGGAACACCCAGCTGAAATTCCAACATTTACTTGCGATAAACCCCTACTCGCATAAATAGGTTGACAATTCAGACATAATGTAGTATAATGGTCGGACCAATGAGGAAACTTGTTGGTTCGGCTTCTTATCAGCTGAAAAAAGGTGTTGACTTTTTCTTTTAATCGTGTTATAATAACAAACATTATACACGGCCAATATTGGCAATCTTTTTAAGAAAACGGTTGACAAAAGCGGCAAAGTAGGATATAATAGAACCAAATACAATGCAAAAACAAAAAGGGGAAGAATCCGAAATGTCTGTAGTAGCATTAACACCAGATAAAATACATCATGAAATAAGCAAACATATATCCAAGGGAGTTCCCTATATTGATGCTTTGGTTCACTTTGCTGAACAAAACGAAATTGAAATTGAAACCATTGCACAGATTGTAAAGAAATCTTCTATATTAAAAGAGAAGATTAAAACTGAGGCAGTAGGTTTACGAATGGTAGAAAAAGACGATGAGCCAGATATCACAGACCATTGCAAGTGATAAATCATTCGAAGCGTATATTAAATTTAACGCAATAAAAAGACATTTTACTACAGATAACTACGATTATTTTAAGTATAACGGAAAAGTAAGAGCAAACTTTGATACTTTTATCTCAAGGAATGATGCTTACAGTTTCGCTAAACTTGCAAAAAGAGAAGATTACGAGAACTTAATTCTTGCTAATATACTCAAGAAGCCCGACATCTGGGTCCGAGAAATTTTGGACGAGGAGTCGGAAGAAAGATATATATTATGGAAGAAGAAAATTGAAGCCTTAGGCTACAATTTCAAAAGTGAGTTGGGAAAACTCAATGAGGATTACCAACAAAATTTTATATCACGGGATGGCCAACACCCTTATATAATGTCACTGTATTTGCAAAAGCAAATCAGTCTTGAAACATTGACCATCTTGGCACATTCTGCAAATATTTTTTCGTATTGGAACGAAAAAGTGGTTGACAAAATTGTAGCTTGTGATATAATAAGACTTGTTAGAAAATATAAACCTTTTCTAGCATATGATGAAAAGAGGTTCAAGAACATTGTTCGCGAATACTTCTTCTAATCGCAATATAACGCAATATAACGCTATACATAAGGAGACTAAATATGGCACTTACAGACTTTTCTTCGCTCAAGAAGAACAGAAAAAATACTCTCGATAAGTTGAATTCTCAACTCGAGAAAATCGCAAAACCATCTTACCAAGACCCTAACGAAGGTAAATTTTGGAAACCTACTAGAGATAAAGCTGGTAATGGATTCGCAGTAATCCGTTTCTTACCTGCACCTCAAGGTGAAGAAATGCCTTTCGTAAGGATTTGGGACCATGGATTCCAAGGACCTACAGGTCAGTGGTATATCGAAAACTCATTAACCACTTTGGGACAGGACGACCCTGTTTCTGAGTACAATTCCAAACTCTGGAATTCAGGTATTGAGGCTGATAAGGAACAAGCAAGAAAACAGAAGCGTAGGCTGAAGTACATTGCTAATATCTATGTTGTGAAAGACTCAGCAAATCCAGAAAACGAAGGCAAAGTATTCATGTACCAATTCGGTAAGAAAATCTTTGACAAGTTAAATGATTTAATGAATCCTTCATTCGAAGATGAAACTCCTGTCAATCCATTTGATTTATGGGAAGGTGCAAACTTTAGACTGAAAATTCGTCAGTTCGAAGGTTATCCTAACTATGACAAATCTGAATTTGACCCTGCAACACCTTTATTCGAAGATGATGCAGAGTTGGAGAGAGTATGGAATGAAGAACATTCCCTCCAGGAACTACTTGAACCTAAAAACTTCAAGTCTTATGCTGATTTAAAAACCAAACTCTACAGAGTTCTGGATTTATCGTCAGACACAACCGAACAGGTTGCAATATCACCTGCAGAAGCTGAAGACATTCAGGACGATGATTTGGATTTGAGTAATCTATCTCAATCTGCACCAGAACCTTCTGCACCAGTTGCTGAAACCCCTGCGGTCAGCACTGATGATGATGACGATCTATCAATCTTTAAAGAGCTTGCTAGAGGCTAATTTGGTATATAAGGCAGGTGGGCTTAAAAAGAGCTTGCGATTAAGTTGCGTGTACAGCTCGGCCCATCTTGCCGCCTTTAAGGAGAAACTATGTCAATAAAACCAGAAACCGTACTTGACTTCGATTTTGGCTTTACAGCTATGACCGAAGATGAGTTAACCGTGGTGCAAGAAACTAGAGAGGCTGCAGAAACTGCATCTACCTCAGCTGAAATGGCATCACAAAAAGCACAACTTTTATATGACGCAATCACGCCACTGTTAAATAACCTTAAGGCGAATCCTGAAAAAGATTATATCTATTGGCCGGACCGTTATGCAAAACTTGATGCGTTTGCAGATAAATTACATCAAATATTAACTGGAGAATTATAATGAGTTTACTTGATAAAATGCTCAAAGCAGGTTCAGTAAAATCTTCTAATGTTCTCTCGAAATCAGCATTCTTCCAAGAAAAAGACCCAATTAAAACCGAACTACCGATTGTCAATATTGCATTCAGTGGTTCGCTTGATGGTGGTTTAATTCCTGGATTAACTGTTGTTGCGGGTGAATCAAAGAGTTTTAAAACCTTGTTAGGTCTTTATTGTATGAAGGCTTACCTAAACAAATATAAAGATGGCGTTGCCCTCTTATATGATTCTGAATATGGTATTACACCAGAATATTTGGAAAGTTATAACATTGACACAGACCGTGTTATCCACATTCCAATCGAAGATGTTGAACAATTAAAATTTGACATCACTAAAAGATTAAATGAGATTGACAAAGGTGACCGTGTATTTGTTATGATTGACTCAATCGGAAACCTTGCTTCTAGAAAAGAGGTTGAGGATGCCGAAAATGAGAAAAGTGTTGCCGATATGTCACGTGCGAAACAATTAAAATCGCTCTTCCGTATCGTCACGCCTAAATTGACTGGCAAGGACATTCCTTGTATTGCGGTCAACCACACTTATAAGGAAATTGGATTATTTCCTAAAAACATTGTATCAGGTGGTACTGGTATCTATTATTCAGCTAACCAAATCTTTATTATTTCCAAAGCACAGGAAAAAGAAGGAACAGAGCTTGCTGGATTTAAATTTACTATCAACATTGAAAAATCAAGATATGTAAAAGAGAAATCAAAACTACCATTCACAGTCTTATATGACTCTGGAATCCAAAAATGGTCAAGTCTATTTGAACTCGCTCTTGAAGGTGGGTGGTTGACAAAGGCCACACAAGGATGGTATAATGTAGTGGATAAATCAACAGGTGAAATTCTTGGCTCTAAACGAAGAGCAAAAGACATTGAATCTGATAATGAATTCTTCGAAGGCTTAATTGCTGACAAAGAGTTCAATGCTTTTGTTGAAAAGAAATATAAACTAACCATGGTGGAGGCAGAAAGTGCTCGAGAAGACGATATTATCGAACCTGATACTGAATGAAGAATACAGTCGTAAGGTATTTCCTTATTTAAAGGAAGACTATTTTGATGATACCGCTTATCGTAAGCTATTTTCTACTGCATTTGATTATGTTGAAAAATACAAAGAGCCTCCTTCAAAAGAGGCTTTACGTATTGCACTTGACCACCGTTCAGATCTAAATGAGGATTTATATTCACAGACATCTGAACTGATTGATAATCTAGAATTAGATAAATCTACAAACCTTGACTTCCTTTTATCTGAAACAGAAAAATTCTGTCAAGATAAGGACCTTTATAATGCTATTCGTAGGTCTATCAACATTCTAGATGGTCAGGATTCTGGAATCGGCAAGGGCGAAATACCAAAACTATTATCTGATTCGTTGGGTATTAGTTTTGACCAATCAGTTGGTCATGATTTCCTAAATGATTATGATGATCGTTATGAACATTACCACAGAAAGGAAGAGCGTATTCCTTTCGATATTGATATATTAAACAAAATCACCAAAGGCGGTCTACCTCGTAAATCTATGACTGTGTTATTGGCGACAACCGGTGGTGGTAAATCATTGGTCAAATGTCACATGGCAGCTAATCATCTGATGTATGGTAAAAATGTTTTGTATATTACAATGGAAATGGCTGAGGAAGAGATTGGTCGCCGTATCGATGCCAATATTATGGATATCACGTTAGACGAAGTAAATGAAATCCCACGTGATGTTTATGAAAAGAGAATGGCAAGATATAAAACCAAAACACCTGGTAAACTTGTAATTAAAGAGTTCCCAACTGGTAGTGTACACTCTGGTCACTTTAGACATTTATTAAATGAACTTCGTTTGAAAAAAGGCTTTCAGCCTGATGTAGTATATTTGGATTATCTTAATATATGTGCTTCATCTCGAGTTCGTGGCGCGGCTGCAGCAAATAGTTATACTCTTGTAAAATCTATTGCTGAGGAAGTGCGTGGTCTCGCAATGGAATATAATTGTGCAATTGTCACATCATCACAGTTCAACCGTGATGGTTATGGCAATTCAGATGTTGACTTGACAAATACATCGGAATCAATGGGTATCACTCATACTGCTGATGCAATATTTGGTCTGGTCAGTTCTGAATATCTTGATGAATTGAATCAACTCATGATTAAACAATTGAAAAATCGCTGGGGCGATATCAGTTATTATCGTAGGTTCCTTGTTGGTATTGAACGTGCCAAAATGAAAATCTATGAATTAGAGGAATCAGCACAGAAAAATATAGACATTGAAGGACCTGGTGGTGGGTCTGGAAAAAAGATTCAAGTTGATGATGGACCAGTGTTTGATAAAACAGACATTGGAACAAGGCTCAGTAGACGAAAATCCAAGAATGTTTTTGCAGACACTGTAGACTTTAGATAAAAGAAACTTTATAAATAGTTTAGTACTAGTATACTAAATTATAGCATTTAAAGGGTGTCAGATGAAACGCTTCGGCAATTATATTACAGAAGGCTCAATTCTTAAACCAGACTACGTAGTAGGTCATAAATTTATTTTTAAAGGTAATGGCTTTAAAGAGCTATTAGCTTTAGGTTATAAGAAAGATGATATATTCGAAGTTGTATCTGAAAATCCTAATGCATTAGAGGTTGGACCACAGGGTGGTGATTTTGTAAAACACCTTAAAGGTCCTGATGGTCGTATCATTAAAATCACAGGTGGCTCCGCGTCGGCCAAATCGGGTAATTTCACACACCTACCCGCGGCCGGCTCACCTCCGAAAGCAGCAGAATGGGAAGACCTCATTGTATATGCTTATAATAAGATTAATAATCAACCCACAGATGAAGCCACATCTGAAGTAGCATTAAAATACTGGGATTTATATTCTGAAAATGCTACAACAATTGCTAAAAATTTCAATAAAGCCTTAAAAACGAATCGTATGGTCCAAACTGGTCGCGGAGGCGCGGTTGGTAAAGTAGAATTAGGTCCATTTTGGAAAGAAACAGGTGCGGGAGATAAAACTCCAAAAACCGATATCGCATCAGCTGACTTTAAAGAGAAGGTATCTTTGAAAAAGACAGGTGGTTCTCAATTGGCATCAGCTGAGAAAAAAGAAGGTATCGCCATTGTTAAGTCTGCACTTGCTGAAATGGGTGCTCAACCAGGTTTCGCAAAAGATCTTTTAGACGCAATGGAAGAAAAAATGACTAAATTGATTAGTCGTGAAACTACTGGTAGTTTAGAAGACGCGGCCAAGGCTGGTAAAAAGACAGCAGAGGTACTTGATTACCAGAAAAAGGATGCTCAAAATAAGGAACTTTCAATAATGCTTGAAAGTTATATTAACCAAAATACAGCAGCAAATTCTTTATTCGCAAAACATGTTGTATTTGAAGCTTCTACTGGTAATAATAAATTCGGTTCTCCATCATCAAAGGCTGCAGCAAATTTATTAGGAAAATTTGACCCATCTGGTTCAGTTGTAATAGAACCAATTAGGAGTGTAAACGACCCTATTATTTCAAAATACGCTAAAAATGTCAAACCTTATGTTGCATTTAAAAAGGGTGGAGCAAGTCCAGCCTATTCTGCATTCCGATTAGGTTTATCAAAAACAAATGAAGAATTTGAAACATTTTCTTCCATAGTTCTAAATGAATTAAATAGCCATAAAGAATTCCAATCATTATTAACAGAGGACTTTTTACAAGAAGGACCTTTTGATATGCTTCGAAAAGCAGGAGTTGCAATTAGAAGTATGGGTAAAAAAGCACTTGGCTTTTTGAAGAGAGTAGTTGATAATATTATGGCTAATGTGAAAAAAGTATTTAAAAGACTTGTATCGGCTGGTAAAAGCATGTTTAAACGATTAATGGCATTCTTTGGATTGGATATATCTTCTACGAGAGGTATTCCTGGTGGGGTATCTCTATAATGAAAAGCTTTTTAGAGTATAAAGAGACACCACCTATCGATGTCGAAGAAGGACCAAACGATCCAGCAATCTTCAAAGCAATATTTCTTGCGGGTGGTCCAGGCTCTGGAAAAAGTTTTATTTCGGGTAAAACAGGTTTACCTATTCTTGGATTTAAAGTTGTCAATTCAGATGTTTCGTTTGAAAAGGCAATGAAAGATGCTGCTCTGGAAATGAATCCAGAAAATATCTTTAGTGTCACTGGTCAGGCAATGAGAGATAGAGCCAAGAAAATGACCGATTTAAAGAAAAAGATCTTATTAAAAGGTCGTCTTGGTTTAGCCATTGATGGTACTGGCCGCGATTATTTAAAACTCAAAAATCAAGCTGTAGAATTAAAAACATTAGGTTATGATGTGGCCATGATTTTTGTGAATACAGACTTAGATACAGCGTTGGAAAGGAATAGAAATCGTGAAAGAACATTACCTGAACCGGCTGTTGTTAAAATGTGGAAAGATGTGCAGACAAATATTGGACGCTTCCAAAGTTTATTTAAAGATAATTTCATTGTTGTTGACAATTCTTCTGGTAGTAATTGGCAGAAAGCTACTACAAAAGGATTTAAATTCGCGCAACGATTTGCAAATAAACCAGTCCGACACGTCAAAGCAATAAAATGGCTTGCACAATTCCGAAGTGGTCAAATGGAAGGTTGCATGGACTTGGAGGATATGAAACTTGTAGAAAGTATTATTGATATCCCAAGAAGAACATATGCACCTGCTGTATTTGATAACGAAGAATCTGATAATCCAAAAATCAAACCAAGCGTAAAAGAATTAATTAATAAACAATTAAAAGAATTTGAAACAGAATACCCAATCCTTAAAACATCTTTAATCGGTTCTATCCTCACAAAACGATATAGGAACGATGCTGATTTGGACATTAATGTTTTATTTGATGTACCACCAGAAAAAGCAGAGGCAGAAAGAGAACGACTCTCTAAAAAGTACTTATCATCAAAGAACCCAGACAATATCCAGGGTAAATTAATCCCAGGAACCGAACATCCAATTAATTATTACTTTATTACAAGTAAAGGTATATACGATGAACAAAATGGTAAGGCAGATGCTGTATTTGATATCGAAACAGATACATTTATCAAACGCCCAGAGGATTTTGTATTCGACCCAGATTTGTATATGCACGAATTTGATAGAAAGGTACAAGAGCTTGACATTATTAAAGGTGAATTAAAACGCGATATTATTGACTATAAAGAGTTGACAGAGCTTCAGCCAGGTGATATAATAGACTTGCAAGATAAAATTGAGGATAAACTGAAAGAAGTGGAAACTGGAATACAGGATTATGTACGTGTTGGTGACTTGGTTGACAAGGAACGCCGTGCTGCATTTGATACTGATATGACACCAGAACAGATTAAAACATTCTCTATTAAAAACAGACTACCTAAAAATGTCGTTTATAAAATGTTAGAGAAATATCACTACTTAAAATTTTATAAAATGTGTAAAAAGATACTTGATGATGGAAAGGTTGATGATGCTGAAATTACAAAATTACAAACAGAGGCAACATTATCCGCACCAAATAAAGCAATTATTGATAATATTCTGACCAGAGTTTCTGAAAAATTAGAAAAGGATTTAAAACGAGGCAATTATAAAGATTTAAATGACATCGCAAAATTGGTAAAGAACAGAGTGGAAAAAGATACCAAACATAAAGGCTTTTCCAGAATGAAGGACCAGAAATGAAAACATATAAGGAATTTGTAGAAGGATTTGCAATACCTGATTACCCAATGCAAAAGGACCAAGTCCGTTATATGGACGGCCAATGGGTCACCGGTGATGCCGGCAAACCACATACATTTGACCCCAATAAAACTGGTGGTGAAAATTTAGACGATATGAATAAAGCTGTAGAAACAGACAGAAAGAAGGAAAAAGTAGACCCAAGTATTCCAGGTAATACACAATTGGATATAGACCCAAATGATTAAATTTAAAAAATATATCGCAGAGGCCGCAGGTGCAAATCTTCATATGACGCACTTGGAAGATGCTGTCCTTGATGGTGGTGTCACTGGTACAAGAAATGTAATTAATTATTTAAGAAACATTCGCGATATGCTTTCTGGTAGCACCGCAACACCAGTAAGTCTTACCACAAAATGGGACGGTGCCCCTGCTATTTTTGCTGGTATTGACCCATCAGATGGTAAGTTCTTTGTGGCAAAGAAAGGACTATTTAATAAAAATCCAAAATTATATAAAACAGATAGTGAAATAGATGATGAATTAAAAGGAGACCTTGCTGACAAGTTTAAGGTTGCCTTAGCAGAGTTTCCAAAACTCGGAATTGAAGGAGTAGTACAAGGTGATTTCTTATTTACAAAATCAGATCTCAAAACAGAAAACATTGATGGAAAACCGCATATTACTTTCCATCCTAATACCATTGTTTACGCGGTACCTAAAAGTTCAGACCTCGGTAAAAAAATATCAGAATCCGAAATCGGTGTGGTCTGGCACACAACATACAGAGGAAAAACTCTTGAAACAATGTCTGCAAGTTTTGGAGAGGAGATTGCATCAAAACAAAGTTCGGTTAAAAGCGTATGGTCAATAGACGCAACATTTAAAGACGAATCGGGAAATGCAACTCTTACCAAGGCAGAAAATAGAGATATTACAGCAAAGTTATCGGCTGCTGGAAAATTATTCAGAAAAACAAAAGCAGCAAAATTAAATGCATTACATCAAAATACTGATTTAAATGCTCGTGTCAACACATACATTAATAGTAAGGTACGAGAAGGCCAGCGAATTACAAATGTAAAACAATTTGTGATTGGGCTTCAACGATACATCGAAGAATATTATCAGAAAGAAGCAGATAAAGTTAAACAGCAAAAAACAAAAGATGCTAAAATCGCACAAGGTAAGGTATTATTACAATACTTTAACAAGCGAGAGATTAAACAAGTAGAAACTATTTTCGAACTGTATAATTTACTTGTTGATGCAAAATACATGATAATAAATAAATTAAACCAGGTAGAAGGAATTACAACTCTACTGAAAACAAGTAGTGGATTCGAGGTCACTGGCCAGGAAGGTTTTGTTGCTATCGACCATTACAGTAAAAACGCACTAAAGATTGTGGATAGATTAGAATTTAGTAAAGCAAACTTTAGTACTGAATATATTAAAGGGTGGCAGAAATAATGGCTTGGGTCACGGTACCAGGAAGTAATGGAACATGGGAATACGAAAATACAGCATCTGCTGCTGATACCTATGTTGACTCTCCAGGCGTCGTATCAAATGGCGTCAGAACATTTACAGTACCTAACTCAGGTGGTCACACAACTCAAACTTATATAAAATGTAGGAAGCCAGGTAAGACCTTGGTGAACGGTGAAATCAATAAAGATTTTTATGATTACAGATTCAGTCAAGGAACTCCATAATGGCAATTTGGAATAAAAACAACCAAGATTATTTACCAGATAATAAAACATTATTTGAAGCATTTATGCTATCGGATAAAGATGGTAATATTATTAACTCATTTGGTATTGCTTCAAACATTCCTATCGCTGCAGGTGAATTAGACGGTTGGGCCGCAATCCATAAATTTGGCGCGGTTCCTCTCATGTCAACAAACCCAGGCGTTGGTTCAGTTTGGGATAAGAGTGATACCTATTATCCTTGGACTGCATTTGCTACACCTGGACCACTCACGATTTCAACGACAACAACTAATGGAACTTTATCTGCATTAGACGATGGAATGACTGTGACGATTATTGGTCTCGATGAAAATTTTGAAGACGCTCAAGAAACAATTACAATTTCTGGTAATGCGGGTGCTGGTACTCAGAATTTTGCTCGTGTATATCGAGCATTCACTTCTCAAGATAATCAAACTCAGGTACGCGTATCTACAACAACAGGTACACCAACCGAAGTTCTTAGAATTAATATTGGTAAAGGCCAAACACTAATGGCTGTATATACAGTTCCTGCTGGCAAAACAGCATACCTAACAAAAGGCACAGCTACTTGTGCTGCTAACGCTGACGCAACAATTGATATGTTTGTTCGTTATGGCGGAGTAGGTGCATTTAGAATTGGTCATACTGCTGAGGTTGCTGGTGTTGGTGGACAATATACATATGAATTTGCTGTTCCACTTCAAATGCCAGAAAAAACTGATATTGATATTAGAGCAACAGTTCGTTCAAATAACGCAAGAGTGACAGCAGCATTTGATTTAATCTTAATTGATAATCCTGCTTAAATAAAAATTTCAACATTATATTATGATTTTTTGGTCTTTTGTTGACAAATACTTCCAAATGTATTATAATATATAAAATTATATAGAATATTTGCTATGAGTAGCACTAGGAGAAAATTATGGGAAGAATACGCGACCGCGGTCACGACGGTGGAAACATTTGGCGATGGCAAACAATTGAAAAATATGTTCGGAAAAATGGCTGGACAAAAGGAGCTGAACTCGGAGTTTGGCTTGGTGAAACTTTTAAACACCTTGTTCGTACCTGTCATAATCTGCATCTTATTGGTGTTGACCTTTATGAAGCTCAGCCTGGATACGACGGACCTGAACAATGGACCAGAGGTGAGAATGGCCATGCCTGGGACCACGAGACTTACTATAAAGACCTAGTAAATTTTTGCTCTCAATATCCAGATAGAGCAGAAATCATTAAAGATTATACAACTGAAGCAGCAAAACAAGTAGAAGATGAAAGTTTAGACTTTGTCTTTATTGATGCTGACCACAGTTATAATGGTGTAATGCGAGATGTTGAAGCATGGGCTCCAAAAGTTCGCAAAGGTGGTATGATTATTGGACATGATATTCATTTTCCAACCGTGAAACAAGCAGTGGAAGAGTTATACGGAGAAGGTAATTATACTGTAGAAGATGATTTTTTATGGTTAGTTGAAAAGCAATAAGGATAATACAGTGAAAAAGAAGACCCGAGTAATTAATTTTTATGGCGGTCCATCTTCCGGCAAAAGCACAGCTGCTGCCGGATTATTTTATAAAATGAAAATGTTGGGATACAGCGTAGAGCTGACCGACGAATTTGCCAAAGAGTGTGTATGGGAAGGAAATGTTCCCATGTTAAAAGACCAATTATGGGTCCTTGCACACCAACATCGTAAAATTTTAAGATTAAAAGGTCAAGTGGATTATGTCATTACTGACAGTCCAGTATTATTGTCTCCAATCTATAGAGAGCTTTACGATGGTCCTTTATATTCAGATTTAATTGACAAAATGGCTTTAGAGTGTTATAATATGTATGATAATATTAACTTTTTGCTGACTCGTCCAAAAGGCTTTGAATCTGGTGGTCGAGCGCAAAATGAAGAAGAAAGTGTAAATATTGATAAGGCAATATTAAATCAGTTTAATATATTGGATATTAAATATACATTATTGGAGGGCGAAGACCCTGCAACACAAGCCTATTCAAAATTGGTGAATATACATGCACATTAATATAGAAAGAAAAATGAAACACATCTGGGTTGGTCCAAAACCAGCTCCGTTAAAGTGGATGTATACATGGAGAGATAAACACCCTGAATGGGAATATAGTATTTTTGACGACACCATGCTCAAACAGAGACGATGGATTAATCAGGATTTAATAGAACATTATTATAGAGCAAAGGCATTTTGTGGTGTTTCCGATTTAATTCGTTATGAACTTTTATACGAAGAAGGTGGCTTTATTTGTGAAGCTGACATGATTTGTTTAGAAAATACTGACGAACTTTTTACATCTCCAGAAGACCACGCGTATACATGTTATGAAAACGATAAAGGTGGTCGCCACGTACATAATTTTGTACAACCAATTTTTGCTTGTAATCCTGGAAATGAATTTGTTAAAATGTTAATTGATTCATTGCGTATATTACGTCCAGGTGATTTACACAGGCAACCACACAAATCAACTGGGAATGAATTTTTGGCCCAATTTATAGATGAATGGAAGGATAAACTCACTATTTGGCCATCACATTATTTTATTCCTCAGTACTACTTAAACCAATCGGTTCGATATGAAGGACCGGATAAAGTCTATGCTGACCATAAGTGGGGTTCTACAGGTATGGGCTATCATTGCGTTGATTATTCACAAGGAGTATAATGTACTTATCGCACAAATATAAATTCCTCTTCTTACGTACGCCGAAAACTGCTTCAAGTAGTTTATCGGATTTCTTTATTAATAATGTAGATGACCCTGATGCTATTTACACAGAAGTAGAAGATAGTAGTATTCCAGGAACATTACCAGAAAGTATTGTATCAAGGTACAGACCTTATGCATTTTATCATTTTACAATCGAACAATTAATCGCCGAAAAAGTTTTGACAGAAGAACAAGCTCGTGAATATTATTGTTTTGCATTGTTAAGGGAACCACTCGACAGACAAAAGAGTTTATATTACTTTTATAAGAAATGGAAATCACCCAAAACACCAGCTTCATTAGATGAATATAAATCTTGGGCTCCGTATGGTTTATTTGAGGACCCAAACTCAAGAATCGTACAGACTGATTTATTAAAGATACGAGGTGAACTCGTTGGTGAATATTGGTTATATGAAGATTTGGATGTTCGTTTAAATCATTTTATGACTGAAACATTAGGTTTGGAATGTCCGCCATTACCACAGCATAAAACTGATACTCGTAAAGATAAAACAAATGAAATTGAATTTGATGCAGATGCACTAATACCAGTTCATAATTATTTTTATAATGACTTTATTATGTACAAGGAGTTAAAACACGGACAATGAAAGCATATATTCTCAGAATAAACACTCCAACAAGTCGTGAATACGCAGAGGTATGTGCGAAATCTTGTGACGATGTTGGATTAGACTGGGAATATTTTGAAGGTTGGTCAGATATTACTGGCCGTGCAGCCTGGTGTCAAACTGGCATTAAAATGAAATATTATGAACCACCTTTAATTATTGATAATATGTCTCCGGCACAAAAAGCAAATGCCTGTTCAGCTGGACATGGAGCGATATGGAAAAAGATAGCTGAGGGTGATGATAATGTTGGTATTGTATTAGAACATGATGCAATTATGTATTATAAACCTTATGAAAAAATACCAGACAATTATTTAATTACGTTGGGTTATAAACTTACAGACCCATCTAGATACGACCATAAAAAGGCTGGACCTCCTAATGCTCTAATAAATATAACTGGCCACGAAGGTGCTCATGCATATATGATGACAAAAAGAACCGCGCAAAATATGGTTCATGAAATTGAGGAAAAAGGAGTTTTAGGCGCAGTTGATAATGCATATTTTATCCGAGGACAGCGTAGAACGAATATACCATTATGCATTATGTCACCAACACCAGCGATGGGTTGGTTAAGGGAGTCGACTATATGGTCGGCAAGCGCAGCTGTAAATTATGAATTTATACCTTCATTCGCAGAGTTTTATAAATAAAACAAATAGAGCTCTAAATTACGGGATTATACCTTATGGACCCAAAAGATAAATTAAACCCACGCCCAGAGGCAGAGATGGACGACGAGTCTCAGCGTGACGGTTTAGAACCTAGAAAGCCTAAAGAAGATTCAAAAGACAAAGAAAAGAAAAAGAAAGGTTCATTACTTAAAAAAGATACCGAAGGTCGTGTCGATTCTTCAAAGTATGTAGAAACAGAACCAACAATTTCAGAAGCTGCAAGAAAATCTACAGCTGTAATTGGATTCGGTCGTATGAATCCTCCTACATCAGGCCATGAAAAACTGGTAAATAAAATTATTAATGAGGCCATTTCCCGTGATGGCGACCCATTGGTATATCTTTCCAAAACACAAGATTCAGATAAAAATCCATTAACATATGACCAAAAAATGAGATATGCAAAAGCATTCTTTGGCAAAAAATATTTTCCTGTTTCAAGATCTCGAACAATTATCGAAGTTGCAAAAGAACTTGATGGTGTATATGAAAATTTAGTTGTTGTAGTTGGTTCAGATAGAATAAAAGAATTTAGTGGATTAATGAACAGATATAATGGAAGGGATTATAATTTTAAAACATTAGATGTCATTTCCGCAGGTGAGCGTGACCCAGATTCAGATGGAGTCACCGGTATGTCTGCATCAAAAATGAGAGCTGCAGCAGAAGATGGTGATTTAAAATCATTCACAAAGGGTGTTCCATCAAAAGGTAGACGTTTCGCAAATGCAATGTATAATGATGTTCGCAAAGGACTTGGCATGGTGGAAGAATCATTTGATGATATGGTAGCCAATTTCTTAGGCGAAAGAGTTGTAAATGGTAAACTTGACCCATTATCTGCAATGGGTAAATCAAAACTTACCGGCCGAGAGGTTGCTCAATATTATAGAGATAATCCTAAGGCGAAGTCAGCCTCAAAGAAAAAAGAAGTTAAATTAGGTATTGAACTTGCTCTTGATTTAAGTGGTAATTATAATTACGCTATTAAAGAAATTGATAAAATTAAACGCAATTTATCCAAACATCCAGAAGTTCAAAAAGCATTACAATTTGCAAATGAATCCGTAAATCAAGAACTCTATACTGCATCCTCATTCCGTAAAAGATTATTAGATGAAAAGATGACAGTTGCTGATAAAAGAGCAAAAAGTAATTATTATAAAGATGACTCAAAGGACGGTAAATTATCTAAATCCACATCTGCAAAACGCCACGCACAATTTGCAAAACAAACAAAAATGGACGACGATGACCCAGCTGCATATAAACCAGCACCTGGTGACGCGACAGCAAAAACAAAACCATCAACACATACAAAAAGATTTAAGGCAATGTTTGGTGAGTCAAACGGTGCATTTTTAAAACGACCTCACCAATTATTAAGATCTGATAATACAGTAAACTTTGATTATCGCTTTAAAATGTATTCCGCTGCAAAGGCAATGGACGAAAGAGTAAAACAAAGAGAAGAGATTAAAGCACAAATCGAAGGTGAAGGCGATCCTTGTTGGGATGGCTATAAACAAGTTGGTATGAAAAAAGGCCGCAAAGGTAATATGGTACCAAATTGTGTTAAAGAAGAATTAGAACAGCTAGCAAATGAAGTCGAATTTATATTCATGAATGAAGGCGATACAGATAAAACACTACGAGATAAGGCAAAGAAATCAGGTATGCCTTTTAATATCTTAAAGAAAGTGTTTGATAGAGGTGTCGCTGCATGGAGAACTGGCCACAGACCAGGTACTACTCCTACACAGTGGGGATTTGCCCGTGTTAATAGTTTCGCAACGAAATCAAAAGGAACATGGGGTAAAGCCGACAAAGATCTAGCAGATAAGGTTAAATAAAAATGAGTGGTGCAGGAGACTGGGGAACAGATAAAGCGCGCAATAGACTTCAGAAAGACACACCAGGACAAAAAGTAGGAGAAGAAAAAATGGAACCATTTAAATTAGATGGTCGAACAAAGGCATTTAAAGAAAAGGTCAAGAAACTTGCGTATTCAAAGAAGAAACTTAATGCTCAAGCAATTAAATTATTAGACCCTAAAGATTTTGATAATCCTTTGAAAGGCTACCCATATAACGAGAGAATGACAAAAGAGCATTCAGAAGAATTAATGGCATTTGTTAAAAATGCAAACGAAGCAGGTGTTGAACCTACAGAATTAATGGACGCAGTGGAAAACTGGATGGCCATTAAAGGTTATACACAAGTTAAAGAAGAATCTGAATTAGATGAAGATTGGCGCAAAGACATGGAAAGAGCTGTTGATGATGCAAATGCAAGAATTGCAAAGGCTGAAAAAGAGCTCGAGGCTGCCAAACAGAAAAAAGCAGACGTAAGAGCAAAATATAAAGACAAATATAATCGCGCGGTCGACAAGGCCAGAGGATAAGACCTTATCAAGGTGAACAATACATTATGCGAAATTTCTCAAACTTTTTATCTGAAGCGAAAGGCGAAGACTTTCAACTCAGAGTAATCATGGTCACGACTGTGCCGGATGCAAATATGCCGGCATTTCGTACCGCCTCCCACCTGGAAAAAGTATGTAAGGAACGCAATGTTCCTTTTTTTGGCTTTGATGTTGAACGTGGTTCTATTGAATGGGCAGATGGTATAGGTTCATATGTCATTCGTAATCGTAAAGACCAAACAGGCTTTAAAGTTGGACCTGGCACTCTTTGTATTGTCCGCGGTAATGTAAGACACAATAAAGGTTGGTTTGATAAAGTTTCACAATTTGAGAAATCAGGTTGTACAATGGTCAACGCAAGAGAAGTTGCTGAATTGTGTAATGACAAATATCGCTGTTATCTCAAATTACAAGATTTTGGTTTAACACAACCAAGAACAGTCTTAATTCCAAACGAAGAAGATGATGGTATTCAATCAGCATTAGAAAACCTTGATAGACCATTTCCGATTATTATGAAAACATTGGAAGGTTCAGAAGGTGTGGGGGTTGTTAAAATTGATTCCGAATCTTCACTTAAAGCTTTTATCCAATTAATCTATAAACAAGATGAAGCTGCAGCCTTATTAATCCAAGAATATATTGAAATGAAAGAAGATTACCGTGTCCATGTATTGGACGGTAAGGTTATAGCAAGTATGACTCGTGGTAAGGTCAAAGGCGATTTTCGTTCAAATGTCACACAAGGTGGCGATGTAAATGAAGTCAAACTCACAAAATTAGAAGTGGAACAATGTCTATTGGCAGCAAAAGCTGTAGATGGTAGATGGGTCGCTGTTGATTTTATTCCTTCAAAAGATAGAGAAAAAGAACCTCCTTTCATATTAGAGGTCAATCACAGCCCTGGCACAAAAGGTATTGAATCCGCAATGGCTGGTTCAAAAGAAAAAGGTGATAAGGAAAATCCACTTTTAAATTTACTAATAGACCATTTTTCACAAAAGAAATTCCATTGGTCACATCCAACACAGGTTGGATATATAGAAATGGTGACGATAGAACCATTTGGACAATTAACGGCAAAACTTGATACAGGTAATTATAGATACCCAGTACTACATGCTGATAAATATAAAATTGAGGGAAAGAATATTACATTCACATCGTTTGGCAAAACTATAAAAACCAAACTGATAGGCGATTACGTTTCTAAAACAATGGTCGGCGAAGATAAAAGACCATTGGTAAAACTCAATTATGAATTCGCTGGTAAAAAATACGGCGAAATTACTTTTGGTTTAGACGAGCGCGATGGTCTTACAACAGATGTTCTATTAAATAGAAAATTAATGAATAAAATGAATGTAATGGTTAACCCAAACAGAAAATATGTCCGTACAACAGCATTCGAGGCAGAGGAAAAAGAATAATGAAAGCAGTAAAAGGTAGTATTAACGAGGCATTAAGACAAGTTGCAGCTTATAATAGTAATCAACTTGCTGAAGCATCAATGTCAAAGAAACAAAGTTTAGAAGATTTTGCTAAAGCAGTTGGTGTTGATAAAAAAGAACAACAATGGATTATGGATAATGAAGATGATTTCGGCCATTACCATAATAACAGTGCTCTGAAAAAGTCTTGGTTATCTCTATCATATCCAGTTTATGACGGCGATTATTACTTTGCTTTTATTGGTGATAACGAAAGAGAAAATGCCAAGCTCAATGCTGAAGCAAATCGTAAATTAAGACAATTAGCAAAAAGTTCAATGGGGAACGAAGAAATTTTTGATGAAATGAGTAAATTATTCGGCATGACTGCATATTCTAATGTTGGTGCTGGTGATACAATGACTCGTGACGAACTGTGGAGAGCAATTCAACATATTCGTAAAGACTATAAAGAAGAAACGGAAGTTGAAGGATACGAAGAGCTTGAAGAAAAAGTATTAAAAGGTGCAATGGCAAAAATGGCTCGTAAAATACTAGATAAAATGAGAAAACGTGCTAAGAAAATTGCCCTACCTGAAAGTTTAAAAGAAGAAATAGAATTAACCGAAAGATTAAAACCACATATTGCTAAAAAATCAAAATATTACAATAAACAATTTGATAGAAAGCTTGAACTTAGAAAAATTAAATCTTTTATCAGTGGAATTCAAAAACTTGATAAAGAGCTTCAAGGGTTTCAAAACAATGCTGGTTTCTACGGCCCAAGTAAAATATTTGATGGTCTTGCAGATGCAGAACATGAAGCATATAATTACCAATGGGAAATCGAACAAGGGCGCTGGGACGGCGAGATAGAAGTAGATTCATAATGAAAAGTTTTAAACAGTTTAACGAACAGGGTAATCACATTTACCAAAAGTTTATTCTTGCTACAAGAGCAGGAGATGATGTCTGGAAATTAAATGGTCAGGAAGATGACATTAAAAAAGCAAAAGATAGATTGGCTGATATTTGGACACAAGGTGGTAGTGCAAAGGATAAAGCAATTATAGACGCTAGATTTGCACAGAAAAATAAATGGAAACTATACCAAGTCGTAAGTTGGGACGGCAAACAAGGCAAGAAAGGATAACCAATGGATAACAAAGAATTTATTAAAGATTTACTAACTCGAAAACTTGATGAAGTAATTGGAGGTCCTAAACCTGTTGGCGATGGTCAACTTGACTCTTACTATGCAATGCAGGATGCCAAAGAAAAGGCCAAAAAAGATGGTAAAGTCTGGGATAAAATGGGTCAGGACGAAAAGGACCGTTATGTTGCTCCAGAAATGGAAAAGGCTGGTTATGAGAAAAAACCTGGTAATACAAAATGGACAAGAAAACCAACTGAAGATGAGAAAAAATTTGCGGATAAAGTCAGAGCTGATGATGAGCGCGTACGTAAAATGTCGTCCGATGATAAGATAGATTATTTTGCTAAAAATCCTCATAAATCTACAGCTGGCATGGACGTTTCTGATGATGATTTGCAAAAGATTAAATTGGCAAGAATGGAAAAACAGCTTGAAGATCTTCTCAAGAAAGCGGAAGAGGCTCAGATGAAAATGTATGATGCCGAAGAAGAAGGCGACGATGACGCGTATGAAGAAGCTGATGAAGAACACGAATACTGGTATGACAAAGTACAATCACTAGAAAATAAAATAGAAGATTTAAAAGATGAAATTGGTAGTAAAAAAGAAGAAACAATAAAAACTTTTAAAAGTTTTGTTAAATAGTAATGCTATCATTTTCGGATTATTTGGAAGAAAAGGCTAAATCAAAGGCTCAACAAAGGCTTTTTGGTTTGGCACTATCGGTAAAAGATGGTGATACACCTGAATCCGAAGTCTCACAACAGGTGAGAGACATGGCAAAGAATATTTCCAAAAAGGATTTGGAAGATTATGCCAAAACAAAACATAAAGGTTTACCAGATAAGGTATAAAAATAGAATCGGAGACGATAAATGAAAAAATTTAGAAATTTATTAACAGGATTGGTCGAATCCGATGCTGCTTACGGTGCTTCATTAAAAAAGATTGCGCACGACGAAAAAATTAAATCTTTATCTAAAAGAGATAGAGAAACATTAATGCGTATCGCTGATATGATGAAAAATGCAAATCGTGATGACATTAAACACGAAGTTGCAAACAGCCCAGAGGAAAGAAGAAAGGAACGTCTTGCTAGAATGCAAAGACAATCTGGTAGTGAAACACATAGAGATAGACAGAAAAGATTAGGTAAACCTCAAACTGAAGAAACTGAACTCAATGAAATGACTCAAAGATTTATCTTTGATACCTTAAAGAGTGCTACCAAGGCCGAAAAAATGGCTTCTAGATTTAATCTAGATGTTGATAGTGGTGTAGGTAAAGATTCCGATGGTAAATTATTCTATGTTGCTGTCACTGGTAAATTTACAGATATTACCAAATGGATGAAGCTTTTAGATGAAGAAGTAATTTTAGAAGGTGGCGATTGTTATCATTGTGATGGTAAAGATGATGATTGCAAACATTGTGGCGGTTCAGGTTATGTTCAGTTTAAAGATGATGACAGAGATTCTAAAATCACAAGTAAAGATATTAAAATGGCAATAGGTATTGCCAATGACCCAAGATATAAAGGTGGTAATTATTCTGCTGCATATTCAAAAATTTCAAAACTTAAAAAAGGTTTAGTATCACACCCAAGAGTTAAAGACGCATTAAGACAAGCTAACGAATCAGTTGCAAATGTAAGAAGAATTGCGAAAGAATTACAAAAAGAATCACCAAATAGATATAGTCCTCTCCAAATGGCAAAAGCTAAAAAAGAAAGAGAGGAACGAAGAAAGAAATCTGGCGACTCTGAAAGAAATAGATATCAAAGATTAAAGCAAAGAGCCTATGGTAATTACATGGGTGGTCTCAAAGATGACTTTGCATATATTGAAACTACATTAGAAGAGAATTATAGAATACTTGCAACCAAAGGTATGGGAACTGAAACACCATCTTCCGCAAATAATATCAAGAAAAATGGTATAGAGATGGATTATTACGATGCTTCCGGTAGCAAAAGACGAGGTAAAATCTCTAATATAGATAATGAAACATATACTGTAAGAGACATTGATGATGGTAAATATCGTAAATATAAATTCCTTGATAGAGAAAAGGCTAAAGAATATTTAAAGAAGGAAAATATCAACGAAAATGATATGTCTTTAGATGACATTAAAAAGAAATGGGCTAAAGAAATTATTGCCTTCCAAGATGATGGAAAGGATTTACCATCAAGTGCAATGTCAGATTTCTATGGTTATAGAGATGTAGATTCTATTAAAACAGATGACCCTGATGAGTTCGATGATTTTGTTATGGGTTTACAAATGAGCAAATATAGAGAAGCATTAGGTTTAAAAGAAGCTTCTGCAAAGGCTGATGCAATGAAAGCCATTAAAAGAGATAGAGATTTTCAACAGGTTAAAGATGTAGATGTAAGAGCAACTACAGCTGATATGAAACTTGCTAAAAAGAATCCTATTGTACAATTAAGAAAAATTCTTGATTACAAGGGTGGTACAATGGAGTTCTTAAATAAGAAAAAATTAAAACTGAAGAGTGATGAAGCTGATGCTTTATTACGAGGTTTTGATTCACTCCAAAAAGTACAGGACAAAGAAAAATATCAGTTATTAATTTCTAAGGACCCTGCAAGTCTTAAAAAGATTCTTAAAATTGTAAAACGATGAAGCGATTCAATGAATCATTTGGTTTATATGAGGGAGTCGTTGTACCTCTCGAGCAACCATTGGTAGAATTTGATACTACTGGGGGATTAATAGTATCAGAAAAGGAACCAGAGTTGAATAAACCAAAAAGGTCAAGTGGAGACAAAAAATATGTTGTCTATGTGAGAAATCCAAAAACAGGCAACATTAAAAAGATACAATTTGGTGATGAGAAAGGTGGGCTGACCTCTAAGATTAATGATAAAGGGGCTGCAGCAAGTTTTGCCGCGAGACATAATTGCGATACAAAAACAGATAAATTAAGTCCAGGTTATTGGGCTTGTCGCCTTCCAAGATATGCCAAGGAATTGGGATTAACAGGTGGCGGAAATTACTTTTGGTAAACCTTACGTAGACGAAGGTAATATAAGAACATTTAGTGTCGATGCTATTGATGAAGAATTTGTTTGGCATCGAGACGAAGAAGATAGAATTATAGAAGTGATTGAAGGTGATGGTTGGCAATTTCAACCGGAAAATTCATTACCTTACTTGTTAAAGCCTGGAATAGAGTTTACAATAAGAAAAGGTGAATACCACAGGCTATTGAAAGGTATCAATGACTTGGTGGTTAAAATCACTAAAATTATATAAATAAACACATAATTAAATTTAATTAGGAGACAGATATGTCAAGCAATGTAGACTACTTCACCAAAAAGGAAAAGCTTTCCGAAGAGGTGGAAATACAAGAGGTTCAGGAAACTGAAAAAGCTGAACTTTCTGAGGCGGTTTTAAAAATTTCCTATTTTACTGGTAAGGTAAAAAATAATAAAACTGCTGAAAAATTAGGAATTAAAATTAAAGTTCTTGGAGGTGGCGAAGGTAATGCTCATATTGCAATGTCGGGTACTGAAGAGGCACTTAAGAAGTATGCTAGTAGATTCCTTGGTGCTGATAAAAACGATTCACTAAGCCAAATACAAAATGACGTAGGTGGTCCATACTTCGGCGAATCAATTGATTGGACATCAAAGATTAACGACAAGGTTGAAGAATATATTCAAGAGGGGTCATGTAGCTCAAAAAAGAAATTACACGGAAGCTATAATGAAGAGGATAGTGAATACCAAGAATTTTTCAAAAAGGCTTTAGAAAAATTTGGTGTAGACTCACCTGATGAGCTTTCAGATGAAAAGAAAAAAGAATTCTTTAATTATGTTGATGACAATTATTCAGCAAAAAATGAGGAATTTGACGCAGAACTTTTAGACATCATTGCAGAAATGACAGACGAAGAGTTTGATGAACTTTTGGAAGACGACGATCTTCAGGAATTATCACCTGAACTTTTAAAAAGATACAGAAATAAAGCATATAAGCAATACAAAAAAGCCGGTGATGCAATGAGTAAATCAGCTATTGCGCGCAGAAGGGAGTGGGACCCTGAACCAACTAAGCGTTCTAAAGATGCTTTTGCTAAGCATCAAAAAGTTCGTGATAAGCGTAGTAAAGGTATCGGTTCGGCAGATAAAAGAAATATGGCAAGATCTGGTTATCAATTTAAGAGTCCAGTTAGACATAACCCTAAAGACTTTTCTTTGTCAAAGAAATCAATTGGTGACGTGCAAAAAATTAAAGGATATGGCCTAGACCAATCCGGTAAAAATAAAATTGTCAGTCCAGGTGGTCAGATAAGACACGTATCTAACGATGAACTTAAGGCTTACCAAGAGCGTGGCTGGAAAAAATCCAAATAACACGGATAAATAAATTTAAATAATCTATATTATAGGAGATATTATGAAAGCGATAATTGAATGGTTAAAAGATTTTTTTGGTTTAAATAAACCTGAGCCAAAAACTTCTGTTCGCACCACACCAGTAACTAAAAAAGAAGTTGCTAAAGGACCAGCTGTTAAGAAGGTCACAAAGGCTTCTTTAAATAAGTTAACTAAAGCTCAATTAGAAGAGCGTGGTCGTGAACTCGGCATTGAATTAGACAAAAGGTTAGTTAAAGCTAAATTAGTTGACCAAGTCTTTAAAGCCGAACAGAAATAATTTTTGTTATAAATTAACGTTAATTTAACAGGAGAATAACGATGGCACTATGGGGAAAAACAGACACCGCCGGTGATATACCTAAGTGGCTCGAGGACGACGCAAATAACACTAATAAGTCCAATGACAAAGACAACGCAGTATTCGTTGACTTGACAGAGGCTGGTGTAGAGTCTAACAGAGCTAAAGGTCTTCATACACCTGGTTGGAACTTGTATCACACATATACAGACCAAAATGGTAATACCCGTCATAAAGCTGAAAATATTGTAGTAATGAAAGTTTCTGCATCTGATGCTGGTGACGCTGGTGTGACAGGTAATACAGCCGTGGAAGACGCAATTGTAGCTGACAGTTAATAGTTAACACTTTTTACATTTTTGTTTTATGAAATTGACGGAATCAACCTTTTTACTTTATGCTATGAAGCACTATGACAATCCACAATGTACGGATATGTCAGAGTTCGAAGAAGATATGAAGAGGTTTCAATATCTTCGAAAATTATTTAGTCGTTATCGACAGGATAATGAACTCAAGGAGAGGTTGATTCTAAATCATTTGATAGTACTATTTAATGTATTTGGTGGTAAAGCTACGGAAATGCTTTTTATGAGGCTTCACGAATATCATGAATATTTGAAGCCTTTTGTAGTTTATCTGAATTTCATGCCACAATTGTTGGTATATGACGATGTGATTATTAATAGTAAAAGCATTGTTTCAGATGAACAAATTATAAAGTGTTTACAGGAAATCTAATATGGTTGTAGACTTATTTCTGGTATTTAATTTTATTAAGAGGCTAGTTACGCCTTTTACTAAATGGCCAGCATATAAAGAAGGCATTATTGATGAGAAAGGAAATATCCTTATCTCTCGTAAAAAGTTTACTCGTAATAAACAGAAAAAAGCCTTTGGTATCTTCGACCAACTTATCTTAAATCTCAAAAAATTACTAGGAAAACTTCCTGGTGGTCAAACACGTATTGCTTCTTATGCAGCTGCCTTGTGGTTAATCAAGGAAAGCGAAAAATTTGAAAACAATATGTTGACAGAGTCAGAAGTAGGTGATATAATAGAGGAATCATTAAGAAACTTTATTGCTGAAAATAAAGATATTCTATATGAAGATGCTTGTCCTACTGCTGCTGGTGATGTAGATTTAAATACAAAGAACCGTGATGCTACTATTAAAAAGCACAATTATGGTCCTTTAAACGTAGATATGCCTGGTCCTTATTGGGAAAAGATTGCTGACCATTGGGATACAACTGTAGAAGCAGCAAAGAAAAGTTTATGCGAAAATTGTGTGGCATTTGACATTTCACCTCGTATGAAAGATTGTATGCCAGGTGAAACATCAGATGATGAAGGCGAATTAGGTTATTGCTGGATGCATCATTTCAAATGTCATAGTGCTAGAACATGTAATACATGGGCAAAAGGTGGACCAATTAATAATGACGAAGTAAGTCATGATTGGCAAAGCCGAAACGAAGCTGTAATTGAAGAAATTCCAACTGTAAATGTTGGAGGTGGAGCAATTGCAGGTTTAGGAGTAGGACCACAAGGTGAGCCAGGAGTGTCTCCAAAGGCTCAAAAGAAATATAAGAAAAAGAATTTAAAACAATTACTACAGGATGTAGCGGAGAGTTAAAATGAGAAGTGAAGATAGAGAAGCCGTATTTGAACAACTTAAAATCGACGAAGGAGTTGTCTATGCCATCTATAACGACCACCTCGGGTATCCCACTTTTGGAGTCGGTCATCTTGTCCTCGACAGTGACCCGGAATTTGGAGAACCAGTTGGTACAGAGGTTAGTGAAGAAAGAGTCAGGGACTGTTTCGACAGAGATCTTGAAATTGCCATCGGAGAGTGTCACGCTCTATACGGCGAAGGGGACTTTGGAGACTTCCCAGGTGAAGTCCAGCAAATCTTGGTTAATATGATGTTCAATATGGGTCGTACACGTTTAAGTGGCTTTAAAAAATTTAATGCTGCTTTAGGTGAACACAATTGGAAAACTGCTGCTGTTGAAGGCAGAGATTCAAGATGGTACAGACAGGTCACAAACCGCGCCGAAAGGTTAATGTCTCGCCTCGAAGAAGTCTAAGTCCATGTGGGCTTGGCTCAAAAGTTTATTCGTAAAATCATACACAATCACTGTGTCATACGACACGCAATTTGGAAATGGTGACGATAAAGTTTGGAAAGGTGTTAAAAACATCACAAAGAAAACTTGGAAAGAATTACACTTTGTCTCAGAAGACAAAAGGAAAATTCAAATACGCTCTAATGCGGGATTAAATTACCGTATTGAAGAGGAATAAATAATTTTACATTAATGAAATTGGAGAAATAAAATGCCAGTAAAAGATATTATACAACATGCGATTGATAACAATCCATTAAAAGTTCAAGCAGCGTTTGACGACGAAATGAAAGGTCGTGTACGTAATGCTTTAAATGCAAAGTATCAAGAAATGACAACTGATGCTGAACCAGAAGTCGAAACTGAAGTAGAAGTAGAAACAGAAGTTGAAGCTTCGGCTGAAGACGAAGTTGTTGAAGAATCAGTAGAAGAAACTGAGGACAAATAGTGTATCAAGTTTTTGGTACAATTATTATTATATTAGGTGGAGCCTGCTATTGGCTTTATAATGATAATAATACATTAAAAGCAAATCAAGTGAAACTTGAATATGCAATCGAAGAGCAAAAGGCCGCGTTTGAAACTATGAAAGAATCATATGAAAAACAAGGCCAGGCTCTAAATAATTTACAACGTGCTAATGCAGAAATCGAGGCAGAAAAAGACAGATATTTAGATATCTTTCGTAAACACAACCTCGACAAATTAGCTTTAATGAAACCAGGTCTAGTTGAAAATCGTTTAAATAATGGAACGAAGGCCGTATTTGAGGAGATCGAAAATGATAGCAAGAACATTTCTAGTCTTGGCGACGATACTAACGATTAGTGGTTGCTCTATATTCGGCTCCAAACCAGTTGAGATTATTTCAAAACCAGTAAAAATTGATATAATTCAGCCAACACTTCCTAGAGAAATCTCTTTACAACAACCAACTTTTTATGTTGTATCCGAAGCGGTCATTGCAAATCCTTGTAAACGCTCACTTTCATTTGAACCACCAAAGTTCAATGACGAAGGTGTTGAACAACTTAAAAGACCAAAGACCTGTGAATTATCTGAAAGGGAAAATCCTGAATGGCCAGTAGGCTATACATACTTGGATAGATTCCTTGATGATATGAAAGCTTTAAATAGTGGCGATATAGTTTTTGTAGCTTCGACTGTAAAAGACTATGAATTGATGACTGCCAACTTCCAAGAACTACGCAGGTACATCAGAGAACTCGGCGAGGTAATCGTTTACTATAGAGACGTGACGATTGATGATAAGCCTGGAGTTGCTGCAGAAGTTCAGAAAAAATAGTTTCGACATTGTTTCAATAAATTATCTATTCTAGCAATCTATTTGATAAATAATGATTGACATGTTATGCATCCTGTGATATAATAAATTAAACCAGGAGGACTTTCAACTTGTCTAATCAAGAAGAAATCTCAGATGTCAAAGTAGACGTCGCCCTAATTAAAAAAGATATAAAACAGATAGAACGCTTTTTTGAAAAAGTGGACCAAGCTGTTGACGGAATGGCTGATATTACCAAAAGCCTCGCTGTCCAGCAGCAGATTATTGAAAACTTTCAAACAAAAATTTCTAACCTAAATGATAAGTTAGATACCTCATCACGCCACAACCTAGAGGGAAGATTGGCCTTGAAAGAAGAATTAGACGAACACAAAGAGACTTTTAAGGAAAGCATGTTGGAAGCTATGGAAGTTGCAAAAACACAACATGCAACAATGGCAGCTGCCACACGTAAAGAACAAGAAGAAAGACACCAAAGAACGATAGATTTAATAGAGAACATTGCAAAAGATACTTCCGAAAAACTTGCAGACCACGATAAAAGATTAAGAAACATAGAGAATCTCAAATGGTGGATTCTAGGCGCAATTGCTGCAGGTTCTTTCATCGCACATAATTTCGATTTATCTGCAATAATGAGTTGACATTTGGTCTAGTATTTGTTATAATACTATCCAAATAAAATACAGGTTTATATTATGATTGATTTTGTTGATATTCAGTACGCCCAGCACCTTGCTGGCAGGCTCGACCTATTTAAAATCAGGTCAACAAATCCTTACAAAATAAATTTCAGATGTCCTATCTGTGGTGATTCACAGAAATCTAGGACCAAAGCTCGTGGTTGGCTCCTTGAGAAAGAAAACAACTTCTACTTTTACTGTCATAATTGCAGTGAAAGTCATTCCTTTTCCAACTTTCTCAAGGTGGTCGACCCTTTGGCATACAACGATTATGTTGCCGAAAAATTCATGAAAAAGGGAGACAAAACCAAGACACCCAAATTGGAAAAATTCAAAACTGATACTCCCACATTTGCTCGTAACGAGCCGTTAAAAAAATTAAAAAAAATCAGTCAACTTCAGCATTCTCATCCCGTAAAGAAATATATAGAAAAGAGGCGTATTCCTCCTGCACATCATTACAGACTTTATTACGTGCAAAAATTTAAGGAATGGGTAAACACCTATATTCCAGATAAGTTTGAAAGTCTTGATAAAGATGAGCCTAGGTTGGTAATACCCTTTATGGACGAGGATAAAAACCTATTTGGTGTATCCGCTCGAGGATTCAACCCAGAAGGTATTCGATATATCACTATCATGTTCAAAGACCGTCCGAAAATATTTGGCTTAGATAAAGTCAACTTCAATCGCGAATATTTTGTCGTCGAGGGAGCCTTGGACAGTATGTTTTTATCAAATGCTGTGGCAATGGCTGGTGCAGACGGAGGTACGGGCGCGCTGAAAGTAGTAAAAAATGCAACTTTCGTGTTTGACGCCGAACCTAGAAACAAAGAAATCCATAAACGTATGGAAAAAGTGATTGGACAGGGTTATAAAATTTGTATCTGGCCTGACAATGTTCCAGGTAAAGATATAAA